CAAATTTTTGGGTAATTTCACCAGGAAAATCATGACTACAACCATCCACCTGCGCACCCACTTACGCGCTCTAATACTGCCTGCGGCCCGATTTATCCGCACTGCACCCCCTCCCCTCATGTTTCTGTTTTCGCGCTGCGCCCGCCGCAATGCCTCATTCCCGCGCTTTGCTCTGCGCTCTCAATTCTGGTTGCAATGTCCTCTAGCTCCATTCGATCCGCAGAGCAAAGGCCGTTGGTTTGGTCGCGCGCAATAAATCTTAGCTGCTCATATTGCGTCACATCACTCTCCCTTGCGGCTTTTGGCCTGCGTCGCCCTTTTCGCGTTGACCAGTGAGATGCGATAGAGCTTGTCAATCTCCTTGCGCGCCTCTTGCGTTTTGGCCTCGCGCAATTCTAGGCGCTTTTCCCAGTCTCTGAGGCGCTTTTTCTGTTCTGTGTTCAAGTCTTTGCGCCATGGTCTTATCATATATGTGTTGTACCCTATTGACGTGCATCATTGCAAGCCGTAATGTGACTGTATTCCTGATGCAGGTCAGTGAAGGCGGGTTCCGAGAGGACCGCAAGAGGGATTGTTGAAAAGACCCCGAAACAGCGCCCCGAACGGCATTTTGGGATTGCGTGATGAACTGGGGACTTGATCCCTGTCGCTTGCCGTAGCGGCTATGACTGCGGGGCGTCCGCAGCAGAGGGCCAACATACCCACAGGGGGCGGTAATCCCCCACACGATTATTTAGATGGGCGGCGGCGTGGAGAATCGGAGACACGCCCCAAGACCAACTTACGGGATATGGAAGCGAATAGCGTGGCGAAGTTGGCAACGTACACGGTCTAACCATATAGCCAGATTAGCGACTGGCCCGCCCTTCTAAGCAATCAACGACACCAGCGGCGTAAGTACCGCAGAACAGAATGAAGGATGAATAAAATGGACTTAGCAAAAATTGAAAACGGCCACATTGTTGTGCGCATTCCTATTAAAGACATATCAAGTGCAGCGTCGGAGGGGCTTAATTATGTTGGATGCGACTACGGCGATGAAATGGACTACGACGACCTTGCCACGGATATAGTTTCAGAACTGAACTCTGAGAGTGAAGACGGCAGCACACTCGTTAATTATATGCTTGACGAGGCCGTAAAAAATGGCAGCGAGAACGGCCTGAAAGCATTTGCATACCTAGACGAATAACGAAGCAAAAATGCAACAACATGAACAGCGCGTAGTTACAGAGCGCGACGAACTGGAAGCCAAAATCGTAAAGCTAGAGAGCTTTTTCGAGGGCGATATTTTCCCCGCAATGGAGTACACAGATCGCCAATTTATGCGCCTGCAACTTATGTCGATGATGGCATATTGTGAGGCGCTCAACGCTCGCATTGGTCGTTTCAAATAACCCCCGCAGAACACTCACATAAAAGGACGCCAAGACATGACCAGCCTAGCCGAAGCATTGCCTTCTGAAATAAAACGTGTGACCGCCAAGAAGGAGCGCTGGCAAAGCATGATGTCTGATCATGACATGGGGCCGGGAATGCAATTCTCGATCAACATCATGCAGGCTGAAATAGACCGCGGGATAGACGCTCTTGCGGGCGGGAATGTCATAGAGATGACTTCCGCCTATGAGGCTCTCAAAGACTACGACGATAACGACTAACACGAAAGGAACTATGGATATGGCTAAAGAAGTGCATTTCGACAGCGAACAAGCCGCGCAGATCGCACTGAAACAGTGCGACTTTGCCCTTGGCACAAGTCAACGTGACAGTCCACGCGGGATAATGTTTGAATGCGATGGCGTCGAAAAATGGCGGAATTTATCCGCCAATGACAAAAGCGAATTGCACGGCGTCTACCAACGTCAATACCGCGATGGCCCCGTGCAAATCACCATCACAGAACAATGCCCGCAGCCCGCCGCAGACGCTCTGTCTGCACTTGGCTCGAACGCCACTTAAAGGACACCTGATATGGCCGATCAATCTAAAACGAAGGTGTACGCAGACGAGGTGCAATGCGTCGCAGCCCCTGATGGTGGCGCGTTGGTCACCGCTCGGTTTGAGTTTTCCACAGTTTTTCAGAAGGCGTTTTCATGCGAGCAGACAGCGCGCGATTGCGCCGCAGAGTTGTTTCTAAATACTCAAGAGGTCGAGCGTAATTGCCCCACCCCGTAACATATACCCCCTCACAGGAGCAAAGACATGACGGACAAGGAATGCAAGGATTGCGGTTGCACCGATATATGGGATGCCGACTGCGACGAATGCGACGGGGCTGGATGCGATAATTGCGACGAAACGGGCAGCGCCGAGGGTCTGCAAGAATGCTCGCGATGCGGTATTATCTCGGACGCAATAGACTTTGATGTTGCACTCCCCGATTAACCCCACCCCCGCAGGTTCGATCCCTGCACCGTCCACCAGATAACAGGGCAACGGATGCCCAGAAACGGAGACGATATGAAAAACATAAATAGTCAACCAGCAGTAGCGGGCTTGTACTCAGTTTCATGGAGCGAAGAAGTCACCAGAAGCGCCGTTGTTGAAATTTTACCAGAAGACTGTGATGGTTCGGATGACATGCAGGACGCACTCATATCCGCAATTGAGAATGGTGGCCATCCCGATCGCATGGAAACCAGTGTGGAGCATCAAGACGATTTCTACGTTTATGAGAAAGTTAAAACGGACCTGTAGCCCAGAAACAAGCGGCCCATAGCGGCCTGATATTGGAATAGAAGGAGTGACTATGCCACCAGATCACAAAGCCGCTCTAATCATCGCCTACACTCTTGCGATACCGCTGACGGCCTTTGCCGTCTATGTAACCAACGCCGCACTGGCACCATTTTAGGGACGCAAAGAATGAAAACCAAAAAGACAGGCTGGTCCTATTACGTTGTGGCGCATGGCGAAACCATTTCTGACGCATCACCTTTGCTCGTTTATGAGTGGCAGACCCTGTATGACGCAGAGGCCGCAGCCGAACACGCGGCGGAGGATGATTGGGATAATCGAGACGGGTGGGAAGCGGGCGTTGGCGAGGGTCCGGTTATTACCGTGGTATCGCCCGATGGCGTTGAAACATCATTTTCAACAGAGCGTGAAGCGGTGATTGAACACAGCGTCACAGAGATAGAATAAAGAACCTTCCGAAGCCAACATATCCCCAGCGGTATCCACAGCAGAACTATCTCGCCAGCCGCCACCAACCAAATCCAATGCTCGGCTAGATATAACGCCAATTCCATGCCAGCCGATCCACACCATAGCCACGGCCATCAAAACGTCTGAGGCCACAAACGGGGCAGAACCGACTTCTATTGCAGCGCTTGAAGCCTTCGCCCAGAAATAGCATAGCGCAGATGCAACCATAATTCCACTAGCGGTTGTACTTCCAAGACGAAAAACTGAGGTGGCGGCGATTGCCCAAATCAGCGCACCTACCGCAAGGGCGATATCACTGCCCGCAAATACAGCATGATTGATCCGCACGGCCACGTAAGCGCACATAATAACGCCAAGGGCGCGGGCCGCGTCTGTTTGGGATGTTGCCCAGCAAATAACACCAAGCGCGCCGCATAGCATCATCATGTATGGCCAGATCATCGCGGGCATGGTTACTTGTCGCCAGAACGTGGGCGCACACCGCCTGACAGGCTCAGAGAACCCGCCTCTGCGCGCGCCATGCGCAAGTGTGCCCCTACACGCTCAAGAGTGTCACGCGCCTCTGTCTGGCCCTCATTGCACGCCTGCACCCGCGCGCGTTCTGTGCGTGAGATAAGGCGGTCAAGTTGGCTGTGGCTACGGTCTAGCGTATCTTGGTCGAGCTTGATTGTCGGTTGGTTTCCGTCTGCCATTCTATTTCCTATCAAAGTGAAGCGTTGCGGATACGGGTGGCCCACCATCGCGGGGAACCCAAGTAACAAACATTGAATATTGACCCGCTGTGAGGCGGTCTGCACATCCGTCATCGCCAACCCATTCATCTAGGGTAAGCACGGACGTTTTGCGCTTGTCTCTGCTGTATATAGACCATCCTTGGTCTATTCCATCCCCTGCAATGGTTTTGCAAAACGGGGCGTTTCTGGTTTCGCCTACAATCGTCACATTCCAATCTGCAACCATTCGGTTGGCGTAGATCGTGCGGTCTGTATAGATTTTACCGTTTTCGTATGCGATTGAGTTTACCCGCATGAATTGCTCATGGCCAAGCATTAAATCAGCAAAATTGGAAAGGCCGACAAAGGCCGCGCCGCCCATAACCATGGCTGCTAGCGAACTTGTGAAGTGCATTACCATAGCCCCCGCGATTGTGCCCACGCCGCGACAATGCACCCAACCACGACTAGAATTGCCTTCTCAACGCGACCGATACGAATGCCGTGGTTTTTAACGTCTGACAACAGCTTACCTTCCTCTACGCCTTTTTGGCGGGCTTTTTCGATATCGTCATCACTCACTGCGCGCACCCCGCCCTATGGCCCGTCACAACGTCCGCCACAGCCACACCTAGTGCCTCTGGCGTGTCAGGGTATGCCAAGGCCTCCTTACCCGCACGCTGCACCGCGTCGGTGAAGTCTGGACCGCAGAACGCGGCGTCATTCTGTGGCATTGCGCAACCGCTCGCGCCAGCCAAGGCCAGCATCATTATCAATCGCATCGGAAATATCCTTTTCGCGTTCCAGGCGGTTTACTTCGTCTTGTGCGCGGTCATCACGCCCGCCCAGCCAATATGCCAGCACGACGATCATGCAGACGCCGATCACGGCGGCTATGACGCCCCGCATTATCGGTCGCCCTCTGCCCACTTGCGCAGGCGCTCACGAAACACCCAAGCAACGCCCGCCAAGCCAAGCGCGCAAAGAACGAACTCAGGCGACACGCCAAAGGTATCCGTCACTGTGCTGATAGCCTCTTTTATCTGCTGTGAGCTTTGGGAAAGCATAGCCATGCCAGACGTTACCGCAGCCCAGATAGTTGTAGACTGTGCGGGGTTGTCGCGCGCAGGTGTGCCATCTCTGCGGTCATTGGTAACAGGTGGCGCGTCCTCAAGTCCGTATCCCTCAGATAGCAATGCCGCCTCGTAATCCATCGCAATCTCTGCAATCGCAGCAGCCTTATCAGTGCCATTGATCACACGCCGCGCGCCGCGATAGTTGGACCGCTGCAACGTGATATAGTCGTCAATCCGCTTGCCAGTGAACCAACCGTCACGCGACCCGACCACAAGTATTTCAGCAGACACGGCAGGTTCCATCACCTTCTTGGGGTCCGTGGTTAAGTCCATGCCAAGCTCTTTGCCCGCTTTCACATAGTTGCGCTCCCATGTGAGCTGCACAAAACCGCGACCGTGCCACGGATAGTAGCGCAGGTTGCTTTTGCGCCATCCATCGCTAAGCCAAAACGCCTCCTCTACAGGCTCCATAGTGCGCGCGGTTTCCCAATACGCTGTGGCCAGCACATAAGCCGCCTGATTGCGCAGCAGGCCATACCGCTGACATGCCGAAACAATCATCTTTGTGTAGCCAAGGTCGAAGTCTACAGGCATATCAGACCTCCACCTGCGTCAATGCGCCATCTGCCCAGATGTGCGTGATGTACTCGACCAACTCATTCGGCTTGCCAGCGGGGCGAATGTCGAAGTTGATCATCTGACCTTCGGCAAGAGGCTCAGGATTAACATCGCCAGAATGCCCATCAAGGCACGCCTCCCCCGCTTCATTGGTGACAATCCAATCCGCAGCCGATTTACGCCATGCGTCTACATTCATGCTTGCGAACGCACTTGGCATCCATTCCATTTGCTTAGCCATTGTTTCATCCTGTCGTTGCAAAGAGGTTGCCGTTGCTCGGAGTGTTCACCGCAGGGTTAAAGCTCGCGCCTGAATTAGTGCCAATGCGAACAGTCGATATTGCCAAGGCAAGACACTGATCCAGTGAACCCGCTTTCGGGTTGGTGATGTTGAATGCAATGTAGTTTGGCCCAGAACCGAAAAAGCGTGCAAAGGCCAAAGCAAAGCGACAATCATCAACGGTGGCGGCGGTTACGCCGTGATAAATTATGCCGCCGATTGAGTGGAAGCAGTAGCTCCCAACCATGTTGGTAAACGTGCAGTTGTTGATTGCGACTGTCGCACCTGCCCCTGCGAAAACCATGGCGCTTGCTGCGTTGTTATTTCCCCAGCCCTCTTGGGGCGCATTGGACATTGTGGCGGTATTCGCCACATCACCATCAGAGAACACACAGTTAATGCCGGATACAGAGGAACCAGACATGCAAGTAATCGGCTGTGATACTCCCGTTGTGGTCATGGTATCGCAATCGACCACAGACAAATCACGGCACATCACACCATGCAGAAACGGCCCAGTAATGATGATGCGCTGATCCGCCTTAACAACGGATTTCGACTCAACAAAAAGACCGTATTTGGACGCCTGCCCTGCGCTGTAAGCCTCATAGAAGCCCTCAAATCGCGCGTGGCTGTTAATCAGGTCCATTGGCCCGCCCGGCTGTGACCCCGTGTTCTGATAAGCGAAAAAGCACCTTGTACCCGCTTTGATACGAACCTGCGCAGAAACCGCAAGGACGCCCCAGACGCCCCCGATGATAGCGACATTGGCCATGCGCAAAATGCCTGCGGGGGTTGATACAAAGTGGCTATCGTTGAAGCCCGCAGAAAGCATGTAGCGGGTGTTGCCTGTAATGCATACGTTTTGGATAAGGCCAATGCCGTTGGGGAATGTCAGACCGCCCGATGTGCTGTCGCCTGATCCGCCAACTTCAATGCGAGCACCGAAACGTGAAATAATCAGCGCTTCGTCCGTTGCCCTGCTGCCCACCATATCCGCCGCCGTTGGCATGGTAGGCGCTGTTGCACCGACAATCTTGAGACGCGGCGTGTCGATGTGATCCCATCTAACATCGGTAAGATCGTGATCGCCCGATACAGACAGGGTAAGATCAAGCCACTGCATGTCTTGCAACCACAGTTTAGCGGCACGCAAGGTTTTCAGCGTTCCAGACGGTCCAACCGTTACGGTCTTTGCTGTGGTGAGTATTGCCGTTGTCTTGTCAAAGATACCAGACGCAGAACTGTCGATAATCCCGTTTCGGAATACAGCGGCAGGTTCAAACTCCCCATCATAGAAGTAAGTCCGCCCGCCCAAATCAACTGTGGTATTTGCCACGTTGTATGTGTCAATAATTGCCGCGTCATTGGCTACGCCATCGCCTACAGCGCCGTTTTCCAGCAGAACAGTTGGATTGGCAGATTGCAGCGCTGCTACGTCAGCCTCAACAGGCGCAATATCCGAGTTGCTATCTGCATGATCCCAATTGCCCGCAAAGACAGATGTAGAGGCCCCATCTACAAGCGAGATAAGCCTGTCGTTTACCGTAAAAGCCTCACCGCCCACCGTGCCAGCAACAGACACGCGATATACATCACCAACGGACGTACCGGCTGGAAAAGCACCGCTGGATGCGTCCCATTCACCGATGTAAGTCACGCCATTGGAAAGCCCGTCGATACGGTCCCAAAGTGGCGCAATAACTTGGCTGTTGATCGCCGTATCAAGCGCCTCTTTGGTTGTGCGTTTTGGGTCCGCGTCCTGAACAGGGAGCGCGAATTCTGGCATGGTGCTCATTTGTAATCTCCTATGGGTCTGTTGTTGCAGACACGCTTGCTGTGAAGTCGGATGCGCTGCCGTAATCACCCCGCGAGCGCGCGAAGTAGTAGCGGGTCACGGATGCGCCAAGGTTACCCTCGGTAATGCTCACAACCGTGTTTTGGCTTGTGAAAATGGCCGATCCGATAATGGTCGCGGCCAGCACGTCGTCTGTGTCTGAACCCCAGAACTCGATTGATCTAAAGTCAGCGTCGTTTGGTGTTCTGAAACTTGCGGTGATCTCGCCTATGCCACCAACAGCCGCCCCGTCCGTAGGCGCGTCAATGTCGATATCAACAACAGGCGTGGCCCCCGAAAATTCAACGTAATCAGAAAAGCCCGTTGCCGCGATTGCGCGCACTCGGAAGTCGTAAGGCTGGGCACCGATCCCTTGGAAGTAGCCAAACACATCGCCAGATGCGTCTCGCGTTTCACCGTCAATCGTGAAGCTGTCAGAATACGGCTCGCCCTGCTCTGCTACCTGCACTTGGTATGCACTGATATTGGCCGTGTCGGATGGCGCAAAGGTGAACTTCACGCGGGGGATGATCGTGCCGCCGGTATCAAGGTTTACAGTCTGGCCTGTCTCGATTGAAATTGGCCCGCCTGTTTTTACCGATTCCTCGTCGTAGATATATTCGTAGATATCGACTTGCTCTTCTTCGGTGGCACCGTCCCATTCATAGACCAGATCAGAGGTTTCCGTCGCCGATGCGGTGATCCGCAAAGCCATGCCGCCCTCGTCACCAACGGGGCTTTCCAATGGTGCAAATTGCGTGATCTCGAACGTGCCTGTCATTTGCGTAAAGCCCAGATCAAAGCCCGCCCAAGACCCCAGCAACAGATCAAATTCATCAGGCCAAAACACCATGCCCGTCAGCTTTTTGACGTAGGTGGTTTTCAGGCCCGCAATCTTTCGCAAGCGCATTGCCTGAGTGGCGGACCCGACCATGCCCAAATCCATTACCAGAACGCGCGGCAACCCGTCAGGCACCACATTAGGGATTGCCCACGGAATGAGACTTGCAGGTTCCCCGTCTCTGTCTAGCGGGTAGTATTGAACGTGTACCTCGTCATACTGGTTTTCAGGCGCTGCAATGGTCGAGATAGTGGGCAACTTGATCACGTCTGTGATTGTCTTGACCGCGTTCTTTGCGACACCAGGCACGATACCCAGAACGCCAGATGAATAGACCAAAGTAGACGCGCTTGCGTTGAGAATAGGCTTTGAAAGCTGGGCCAGCTCGGACCCGTCAAACAACGTAGTGCCGCCCACCTGATATCTCGGCTCCGTGCCACCAGACTTTAGGGCAATCGGGTCATCACACGCATTTGCAGCCGCAATCCACATAGGCAAATCAATCGCGTCTTCTCCGATTGTGCGGAACGGGTTTTGCATCACGATATCAAGCGCGTGCAGTGCTGCATTGCGTGAGAATGTATGCGTGCTTGTGTCTGTCGAAACCTGCGCGGGGTCGCGGGGGTCCCAAACCTTCGACCAGTCGCCAAGGATGCTCAGGTTCACAAACGGATAGCTTGGCCATCTGTCTTGGAATGAATCGTCACCGCCGCGCTTTAGCTTCATCCATACGATAGTGCAGCCTTGCCCACCGTCTGTTGTTTTATAGCCCAGCGGGTTATCTGTGGCGTCATATAGCGCTTCATCTGTGAACACATCAGGCGGGGAAGTTTCATCGCCGCGCGATATCCAATAGCTTACATGCTCATTGAAAAGACCATTAGTTGCCTGCGCGCCATCGCCTGAGAAGTCGTAAGGATCGCCTGTGGATTGCAGAACGCGGTTGTCGAGATACAGTTCAAAGTTGCCCTCGCTTTCGCGGCTGTTGAGCAAATATGCGACATAGTAGAACCCGTCCTTGGCCACCCCGGGCAATGGTGTGCCAGTGGCAAAACAGCGCCCACGGACATGCCTCTTGAATGGCAACTCGGAATGCTGCGCGATGCTTTGGCGTGTGTTTTGCTGGCTGTTACCATTAAGGCCAAAAATAGACGAAATGGCTGTGTTGATCAAAGCCGAACCCGCCAAGGATATCAGGCTGCCACCCACCACGCCGTAAACGCCTGTCAGTGTTGACGCCAATGTGCCGCCAGCGGACAAAGACGCCAGAACAATACTAAGACCCATCTGGCACCCCCCAGCACGTCACATATTCACGCATAAAGCTCACACCGTTTTTGTCTTTGACTGCCCACAAATCGGGGCGAATGCAGATACCGCCTGACCAATCAAACTCATGGCCGCTTGTTTTTACGATTCCGATCAAACCAGACGCGGGTGCCGCCTCAACAAGGCCCGCACGATTGGCCAACATGGCGCAGTAAGCGTCACGCCCGCCACCATCACGGATAACCCGCTTGGCCTCGGTCAATGTGCCGTAGGTATGCGGTCCCATCGGGTCCACACCGAATAGCTCTTGAAACGCCGCAGACGCAGCGCGCCAGCAATCTGAGCACCTACGGTCAAACGTGCCTGACATGGCGTTCACAGCGGCTGTCATGGCTTGATCAGGCGTTACGCTATGCACGCCTACCATTTAGGATGCGCGGCCCTGTAGGCGCTCGCACGCGCGTTGCGCTCAAATCCCGTGTCATTGGGATATCTGGATTGCTGATCCTCGTTAGAGTGCGTGATTGCCCCCTTCACGCGACCATGCGACCCCGACTTGGCCATGATCATCAGCGCGGTCATTTGCCCAGATGTGGGCGCGGGCAATGCGTCACCTGAGATAGAACCGACAAAGACGCGCTCAGGCTCGCCTATCAGGACGTTACCGCCCGCCTCCGTTGTAATGCCCAGCCACACCTCAACCTTTCGGCCCACCGCAGCGGGATTGAGCCGCAAAAGCAATTCCTCATACGGGCCGTAGAGTGTCAGCGTGATCTCAGTCGCAACAAGACCAGACGCCTCTGGTGGCACCGATATCGTTCCAAAATGCTCACCATTGATCATCGTGCCCAGAAACGTGCCGCCATCAAAGGATATATCGCCCGCGCCCGTGTGCACTTCGACAACCTCATCAGGCCAGTCAATCCGCACCATCGTAACGGGATAGAAAACCTCTTGCTTGATACCTTCATGCCAAGTGGGATCAACTGGTCGCTTTAAATCCATGGCACGTCTCGAATTGTAAACCCGTCTGGAAAGTCTGTCGCAAAGGCCTCTGTCATCGCAAAGTCATAGCCAAACGCGCCCGTTGTCTGCATTGAACGAGGCTCGTTTGTGATCCTGAACACCCGCGTTACCTTGCGGCCTATTGTGACCTCACCAGACGCGATAGGCGCTGTCAGATAGACACGCACGGGGTCTGTGGTGGTTTCGCGCTGGCCAAGGACATAGGCAACATCACCACCACCCTGCACAGCCTCGCCGGGGTAAATCGTGACGCCCGCTGGAATGCCTGTAATGTCGATATAATCGAAACCATCATTCCCCGCCGTGGCCGTGATCTTGGCAACGTCACGCCATTCAAGGGCTACATCGCCATCGGTCCAAGTCAGTTCATCGCCGCCCGCTGTCCAGCTAATCACGTTGCTGGATATCTCGCCGCGATTGCCCGTTCTATTCCACCAAACAGCAGGCAAGGTATCAATCTGCACCAACGGGAGTTTGCCCTTGAGAAGCTGTTTGAGCGTCTCGACATATCCTGTCCCGTTGCCATCTGCGCCAATGCCAGAAACCGCGATGTTATAGAGCGCACGGTTAGCTCGAACCTGAGACCCCCGCGCGGCACCGCTGTAACCCACGGATACGTTCAACGGGTCGTCAATCGTGCTTTCATATGCGGTAATTCCAACGGGCGGGAATTTGTAAACGTCTGGCATTATCAGGTCCACCCGTCCGTTGATTGGCCCATGTAGGCAATCGTCTGTTGCTGCGCGCCCGCCTGAATGCTCGGGGCGGCTTTTTGCACTACGGCACCGCTGATCTTTTCGACCTTGGCCTGCCAGTTGCCGTTGTCATCGACATAGACCCGCACATCCATTGCGCCGCGATTATCCCCGCCGCTTTGAACGCCGCGCATCATACGTGCTGTCTGCGCTGTGGATGTGACATTTGCTGGGCCGCGAATAATCTCAGGTCCGTTTTCGCCAGCAATGCCGAATTGCCCAGACGGGATGTTGCCACCACCATCAAAGAGGCCCGCAAAGATGCCACCCAAGCTACTCAAGAAACCACCGCCACCCGTGGATGATTGCCCGATGCCCAAAAGGTTTTGGAATGCGTTTGAGGTTTGAGCCTTTAGCGCCTCTTGCACCCATGTCAGGAAAAAGCTCTTGATCGCGTCCTTGCCTTGGAAAAGCGCAGCTGTGAACCCGTCCACATCTTGCCGCAACTCACCAAAGCGCTCTTGATTGAGTTCCTCGCGCAGGTCTTTTTGCGCTTGCGTGAATTGGTCACTGGTTAGGAAACCTGCGCTGTGCAAATCGTTTAGCGCTTCAAGTTCCTCATTGTAGCGCTCGGTTTCTGACATGAGGCCTTTGATTACGCTTTCGGCTTCACGGCGCATGTTATTCAGTTCCTGCGTGGCTTGCGTTTGGCCAGCCGATGCACCGCCCGCCGCGCGCGCAGATGATCCGCCACCGCCCCCCGATGTGGAAAAGGTAGGCGCAGACGGGACGTTGTATTTCATGTTATCCATGATCGCCCGCGTGCGCTCCAGCTTGGCACCTGCCGCCGCCGCTTCCGCATTGTAACGAGGATCGCGCGGGTCATAGACAACACCATCACCAGCCGCCTGTGCAGCCGCGCCCAAAATGCCCATCATCTGCATTGCTTGGTGCAGGGTCACATTCATGGTTTCGGCAAGACTGCGCGCCCCTGCGATAGCGTTGCCAAAGTCGATTGAGGCAATGCCGCTGGATAGCCGCGCGGACAGATCAACGGAATACTCTGCGCTCTGGTTGTAGCCCGCAATCTGCTCTTGCAGTGCAATGATATTGGCTTCGACTTGGTCCTGATGTGCCGCTTGATCTGCTGTCAGGCTGTTGCCCGTTGCAAGCTGATTATTGAACTCAGCTTGGCGATTTAGCATGTCTACAAGATGCTGCTCAACAGCCTCGAATTGCTCACTGTCTGTTACTGGCGTTGAACGCAGCGCATCGCGCGCGGTCTGAATATCGGCAAGGATGTTTTGGTAGGCTTCACCTTGGCGCGCGGTCAAAGTATTTTGCTCAATCATCGCCTGAATATCGGCGCGGCGCGCTTCGGCTTTGGCAAGCTCGGCCTGCGCTACCTCCAGCGACACAACATTGCCGTTTGCCAGCGTATCGCGCAGAAAGTTGGCCGCGTTCACCTGATCACCGATTGCGATGCTTGTGTTATCAATGGCCGTGGCCATCGCCTGCTGAGCCTGATCAACAATGCTTTGCGCGCCCAGCATGTCGCGGATTGCAGTCGTGACGCCGCGCACCCCGTCAACAAGCGCAGTGAGGCTACGCGCGGCAAGTGTTACCACCTGCACAACGCCGCGCAGGACAGCCGTTAGCCCAGCATCGCCCAAGGCAATGATCAAACCAGACACAGCAGATTGCAGGCCCTTGATATCGCCACCCAAGTTGTCGCGCATCGTGTTTGCCATGTCAGACGCGGCACCGTCCACATTCTCCAACTCATTGCCAAATTCGCCAAGACGCTTTGCACCCTCAACAAGCACCAAGGCACCCGATGCGGCTTCACGTCCAAAGATGGTCATGGCGTCCGCAGTGGTCAGGCCAGCATCGCCAAGGCGTCCCATAATGACGCTAAGTTCCTGCGTTTGCGGGTTTACCTGATCAACTGTGAGGCCATATGCGCGCAGGGCTTGCTGTGCTGCGTCTGTAGGGCCAGCAAGCGATGCCAGCACCCCTCTCATAGCCGTGCCCGCTCTTGCGCCCTGAATACCCGCATCTGACAAGACACCGATAGCCGCTGCTGTATCGGCAAGACTGATATCCAGTGCAGCAGAAATAGGCGCGACTGTGGACATGGCTTGCCCAAGCTGTGCAACATCTGTGTTTGCCCGCGATGATGCCGCCGCAAGAACATCAGCGACCTTAGCCGCGTCCGTTGCTGCAATGCCAAAGCCCGACATGATGTTAGACGCCGTATCAGCCGCTTGGCCCAAACCCATGCCAGACGCCGTTGCCAGATCAAGAACCGCTGGAATGGCCGCGATGCTTTCTGCCGCGTCAAAGCCCGCCATAGACAAGAATGCCAGACCATCAGCGGCCTGCATTGCGCTAAACTCGGTTGTTGAACCCAAGTCGAGTGCGATATCCCGCATTCGTTGCAATTCAGCACCCGCCGCGCCAGAGATAGCCTCCATACGCGAAACGCTGCTGCTGAATTCGCTGATCGTGCCGATAGCCTGACCAATGCCAGCCAAGGCACCGATTGCAGCCGTGGCCGCGATTGTAACAGCCTTTAGGCCCTTGGTTGTGACACCGCCCGCGACCTTGCCCAGCTTGTCGCTGCTCTTGGTTAGACCGTCTACTTCCTTTTCGGTTTTGCCCGCTGTTTTACCAAAGGCAACAAGATCACCCTTGGCGCGCTTTACATCGCTCGTGTCAACGCCAACGCCAAGAGTAGCAACATTTTGAACCATCAGGATATTCCCATTGCTCTATCCATCGCGCGCTCTTGTTGCGCGGCAATTTCAAGCTCTTGTTCTTCGGTAAGTTCTGGCGACCAAGGCGGCGGGGCGTGCTTTTCATCATAGTCTGAAAATGCAGCCACAAAGGCGCTAGAGGCGTCCAGTATGTCTTGGAAGTCGTTAGGCCCCAAGTCGGTTTGAGTACCGCTTGCCCACGCCTGCAATTCCAGCGCGGATATCTTAACGGGGCCTGAATTGCCGGGGGAAAACCATCCGACCCTGCCAGCGCAATTTGCAAGAAACTGAGCTGTGTTGAGGGGCGGGAAATCAACATCACCGCCGCCTCGCATCTGCGCCTCAATGCGGTTTTGCTTGGCTTTCTCGTGTTCTTTCGAGTGCCACCACCCCAGCATTGAAGCGTATAGGATTAGTTCCCGTCTGCGAGTTCCAAAAAATCCTCAACGCTCCCTGCGTCTTCGGATAGCTGGCGAACAATGGCGGGATGCCCCTCATAAAGGGCGCGCGCGGCTTCGTCTGAAAACGGCAAGGCATTACCTTCACCGTCGGGCATGTTTTCCCAAGTGATCGTGGCCATGCGCCAAGTGTTTGCGATGCTGTCCTTGCCCTGTTCAAGCAATTCCTCAACATCACCGATAGACATTTTGGCCAAATCAGCGCCTGCGTTTTCTTTCATCTTTTTGGCGTTCACCTTGCGAAGTGCCGCCTGCAATGTTGGGCTGTCTGGCCCGCGCACCTTGATGCGGACAGGCTTTTCCTTGTCACCACCAAGATAGGCCAAGCGGCCACGGTCCCTTAGGTGGACCCATGCGCCGTCCTCGGATAGCTGCACTGTGTCTGTGAAATTAAACATGATGATTGTCCTTATGTGATGTGGTGATGTGGCGGGGTCTGCCATCACCAACGGACCCCGCCTAACCCGCGCGGGTTATCTTATGCGGCGACCTTTACGGGCACGCCTTCAAACGCCAGCATAACGTCCGCCATGACCACGTTGCCTGTCGTGATGTTGACGGGCTTGTAGCTTTTGATGATCGCAGTGCGGTAGTAAACCGTGCCGTTCTTGAGCGTGAACGAGAGGGCAACCTTGTCGCCTTTCGCGCCCTCAAGAACCGCTTGGCCTGCGTCGGCTTCGTCAAAGCCCAGCGACATTGTGCCTTCACCAGCGCGGAAAATATCGGAGAATTTGACTTCCTCGCCAAGTGTTAGATCATCAAACGTGGCAATGTCATATTCGCCGTCCAGATCAGGCACCGCGTTAAGACGCCCACAAGGGGTCATTGTCAGCGCTGCATAGCCTGTCGGGTCAACAGTTGCAGGGAGGGTTGTGGACACGCCTGCGGCCATGCCAACAGCTTGTTGTAAAGCCATATCAGGCTCCTTTTCAGTTTTTGGGATTGTACCCCTGCATCATCCCGAAAAGGGAGCGACCCGCAGGGAAGGCCGCTATTTGCTAACCAGTTTTAGGCCATCAACGGGCTGCACAATGCACTCCCCGTCTGTCTCGACAACGGATGCGACTTCGCACGAATAGATTGATCCGTTTTCCATCATGGCGCTGATCTTGTCGCCTTTCGCGGGCGCTTTGCCTTTGAACACTAGGTGAGGCACCGTGAGACCATTCGCCAGCATCGGCTTAATGCCAGCTTTGATTGTTGCGTTGCCGGTTGGCTTTTCGTCTTTGGACATGGTTTTTCCTTCGGTTAAAAAATGTATCGGCCAGATATAATCACTGGCACGTGGTAAACGCCGCCCGCCTGATATTCGGCTTGCGATGCTGGCAAATCCTCAATCCAGAACGTCGCCGCCTCAAAACCAACGGGAAAGCGCTCTTGAATTGCGGTTAGTATCTCGGATGATCGCGCATCCCCCTGCCCGTCCTCAATCTCGATACGGGCCAGAATGGACGCCGTGCTATCTGTGTCGCCACTCAAGTTGAGCGTGCGCTGTGTGGGCGCTAATTTCTGCACCACAATGCGCGGCAAGTCGTTCACAACTTTACCGCTGGGGTAGGCTATTGCAGGCCTGTCAGGCATACCCATTAGCCGCTCAATCAAGGCGTTCTGCGCGTCAACAATAGATGCCATATTATCCGCCTGTAAGCGCTCGGACTTGCTTGTCTATGCGACCCTGCCAGCCCCCCGATGATGCAAGGGCTGTGGTGCGCATAAGGCGTCCTTGTTGATTGTACGTGCGGCCCAGACTGTCGGTGTCTGAATAGCCAAATTCAATGCGCGGGGCATACTCGGATGAAAACGCCATGAGGATCGTATCGCCTGCGTCAAAGCCCGCTAGGCCCGCCGTAATATCAGGGGGCCGATTTCCAGCCACATCGCCCTGTGATGTGCCAATGCCGTTAATTGCAGTGAACGCAGATCCGATCAATGTGCCTTCGTCTACAGGCGTCTTGCCAACCACAAAAGAGCCTGTCTCTTGCGAGCTGGCCTGAGTGGCAAACATATCATAGCCAACGTCCGCAGCCGCCGCGATAATCACCTGATCAGTTTCCAGTGCGGTCAATTCAATAAAGTCGTTCACTTGCGCTTCAAAGGTCGCTGCCATAACACTTGATCCTTTTAGGGATATCACCATGAAAGCAATTACAGCCGCCCTATGCGCCCTTGCGTTGTCAGGGTGCGGAAACGACTGCGATGAGGTGGCGTTATACGATGCCATCAAGGCGGATGTGCAAAAACAGCTTAGATCGCCTGCGTCTGCTGTGTTTCAAGACTTGGATGCGATAGAGCGCATGTTTCTTTCTGACAACAATGTTTGCCACCTGTCTCTAGGCGCGCATGTAGATAGTCAAAACGGCTTTGGCGCGATGTTGCGGACAGGGTTTATGGGCAATGCCAAGCGCCAAGACGATGGCAAGATAGAAGTCAGCACCGTCCTCATTCCCTAAGACGCGGACCTAACCACACTCAAATCAATCACCGTGCGCGTGCTGCATCTGCAATTGATAATCTCACTTGGCGGCGCGCCCATTGACGTATCGCTTGGATGCAGAAACCGCGCGCCTGTCTCTGGTGACGTGAACGCCTCTCCAAACTTTACCCGCTGGCCATCCATAGCCGCGTGACTGTCTCGTGTGCGTCTACTACCCGTTGTGGCTTGCCATTCCAGTGTGATCGCCTCTTGCGGTAGCTTTCCGCTATCTACAAGCTGTTGCGTGCCTTCGTGTGCCCCTGCGGTAAAGGCGTTATGCGCTTCGGTGCGCGCTATCGTGCGGCCTCGATCCCGCAAGAGTTTGTCGCTATACGACTTGGCAATTCGGTCAACTTCGGCGTCTGTTAGTTTCCTGCCCACGTTGATTGCAGAACGAACCGTGCGACCCTCTGGAGGTAGCTTGCGACCAACACCAGAAGCGCGGCGCAGGTAATCTTTCATGCGGGCGGGGTCTGACAATTCAGCACGCGCCTTGATAACCGCATCAACGTCTTTTGAGTGCAGCCCAACCGTGCCGCCGCGATAGACCTTCCCCTGCTTTGTGCCGATCAAGGTTTTGCGGATGCGTTGAACGCCTTGGCCCTCCGCTATGCCGTTTTCAATCGTCGCCCGGATGCCAAGGCGAATATCGTCCGTGATCTCCGTTACCAGCGTTTGAGCCTTGCTGCGCGTCCAGTTTTCCGCTCGGATATTCCGATGATTGAACCCTACGCGAATGAGCGCCGCCGCGCTGCGCTTTCCCGTAATTTGCGCCTGTTGCCATAGCGCGCCTTGGATGAAAGCGTTTGTTATCTGCTGATCAAGCGGTGCCCAAAAATCAGGCCCCAAATTCATTCCCCGAATGACGCCAGCTACGTCTCCGTTTTCGATTGCGGCATCAATCGCGGATATCTGGGCTTGGGACTTCATGCCCTCAATAGCGTCGAGAAACGCCTTGCCCATGCCGCGCTCAAGTTTGTCTAATTCGCGGGCGAATGCAGCTTGTGTTTGCTTGGCCATGTTGCCCCTATCCGCTGCTTACAGGCACACCACCGCGCACCATGACCTTCCATACCACAGTGCCGCCCTGCAATGCCACCCGCTCAACACCCTCAACGCTGTACCGCAGCCCCGCCATGATGATCTTGTCATCTGTTGTCGGGTCTGTGTCACCAAGGGCAAGTGTCAGCATGATATCGCCCGTCTGTGTATTGCCCGCCGTTGTGTCTGAAAAACTGGGCTTAGAGGGGACAACCTGAAACGTGAACGGCGTGTCAGGCGTGTATGTCTTTGGGTATGCGTTTTCGTCTACCACAGCGCCCTTGCGGACAAGCGTAGCAGTCTCGCCATATTGCCCGATTAGCCGCGTTGCCGTAGCCTGCATTCTGTTTAGGAGGGCCATTAGACCGCAAACGCCGCAAAGCCAAAGTTACCACCACCGATCAACGGGGCAAGCAACGCGGTAACGCTCGGAATGTCAGGCTGCACAGATGTGCCCGCCTTGCCGCCTGAATACTGCACCTCAATATCGCCAACCTTTTCGCGCGTCACAATCTGATCAGATGCCAGCACGCGGTTAAGCTCAACACCAGCCGCAAGGTAGTATGCGGCCTCGTATACGGCGCTTAGAACGCGCTCAGGGATGCCCTCGCCCACATCATTGCCATATAGGTCCACAGCGCCGCTACGCGGCCACTCACTGACCTGACCACCCACAAGCGGCTTGCCTACCCACAAAGGGACTGGATAGCCGTTATTTGCAGGCTTGTAGCCCAGACCATCCACATAGGTAGATGCGCGGGCACGTAAGCCGTTCTTTGTCGCATCATCAAGCCCGTCAACAGCGTAGCCGTTGTCTGCCCAATATGCGTCCAAATCTGCGTTGTTGCCGTAGGTCATAGACCGTTACCCAATACGTTCACATTGATACCACCCTGCAAGAGGGTGATGATCGTCTGCTGATTAGCAATCATTGTGGCGTTTTGCTGAATGATTGTTGCGGCTTGGCCCTCGGATGCCCCGCCCGCGACCATCAACATCATCGCTCCGTTTTGGTCGCGTGTGGAGAGCAATGATCCGTTCTGATCAATCAAAACAACGGGGATAGCCTCTACGTTGATACCACCGCCACCGCCCATGTCGGGAAGCTCGTCAATCGCCATATTGCATACACTCCGATACAGGTGCGCTTAGTGACGGGGCGAACGTGCCGCCCCGCTTCTAAGATCACTTGTCTTTGTCAAACTTCGGCTTGGCCTGAGCCTTTGCCAGCTTTTCCGACTTTATCCAGCCTTTAACGCCAGCGTTTGCCAGATCGGCTTCGGAGAGTTCAACCACAGCACCGCTTGCGATTACGTCTCCATTCGGCAGGATCAAACGCCCTGCCGTTGTGTTTTCATACGCATCCATTATGCAAGACCCGTGATGCGCTTGAACGCTTGCGGGCGGCGGATATTGACAGGCGAGAAACGGAACATGCCCAGCACCTTGATCTCAAGATTTACCGCTTGGGGCGCAATGAATTGCAGCGGCATCGGCATGTGCATTTTCACAACCTGCGGGTCGCGGCGGTACATCGTGGCCGTGTCGGTCAGGCGGTGATCAAACTCGACCGCCAAGGGCTGTCCAGTGCGGCGCGTGTAGCGGTTGGCACGGGCAACAAAGTCAAGGATCGTGGTATCGCTACCGTCACCCAAACGGCGCTCAAACGTGCCAGCCAATGCAAGCGGGAAGATGATCGTATTGACCAACTCGACGCCCATCGTATCCGCTTCAATCGCTGCAATCTGGTCATTAACCAGCGCAAGGATTTCATCAGGCGTGGATGTTGCCAGCGTCTTTGCAGCCGCCGCCTCATCAATACCAGCCATTGTCAGCAGGCCATCGTTGCCAGATGCGCCAACCATTGCGACCTCATCAACAAACTGCTCGTACCCCATGCGCGCGGCTTCTGCACCGTCCGCAGAAAGGGGCTGGCCAACCATTTGAGCCGCGCCAATTTCCTCCAGTGAGAAAGAGTAACCGATGCCACCCATGCCAACGGTTGTCTCGAACTTTTGGCGCTGCATGTTGACCAGCGGGATATCATCGCCCTTGCCGCTGATCATTTTTGCCTTGCCCTGCGCGTCTTGCGCAAAGAACGTGACCGATGCTGCGTAGGGGTTGGCAGATGTATCGACGGGAACGAATTGTGCGTAGCGAATAGCGGGATAGGGCTTTTTCAGCACTTCCGTTTCGATATGGCTACGCTGTGACGTTACAAAGCCAAGAGCGGCCTGCATGTCACCGATTTGAACTTGTGCGTTCATGGTGTAAGGCCTCCTTAGCCCAAGTATACGCGGGCAAGATTGCCAGCGGTTGCGGTTGTTTCAAACTTTGCGCCTTCGATTGTGGTCGCAAGACCGTCACCGATGACACCTGTGGCGGCTGTGAACGTCACTGCATTTGCAGGCGTCACATCTGTTGAGACCGTTACCCAAACAGCGCCTTTGCGCATAACGCCAGCGACTTCACCAACGGCGTATTCGTCTGCTACGCGCGTCTTGTCGGCAATTGCGATGCCCTCAAAACCAGTGCCGCCCAAACGAGCAGAACCATCAGCCGCGCCGCGACCTACGGCCAAGCCAAAGGCAACAACGGCGTTTTCAATGGTGCGGGATGCAACATCTTTGGGGCCAGCGGTGTCAGCAATCATGCCAGCAAAGCCAATGGCCATTTTTTCGGTGACTGCACCGTGTACGTCTGTGATAGCCATGTCTTAGGCCTCCTTTTTCGCAGGGTTTTTCCACGCTTCGGACAGGGCCGCATCGCGTGCCGCATAGACGGCGTTAAGACCATTTACGGTCTTGGCGTCCTTGATCGCGTCGGCAATGGGATCGCCATTGGATGCATCCTCTGACAGAATGTCAAAGCGTGCGTCTATGTAGGCCTGATCCTTGCCCGCCATCGCATCGCCCAGCTTGGCAACAACAACAGCCTTGCGGATATCCGCGTCCGCCACGCCGTCCGTTTTCACGTCTGCGTCGATTGCCTTTGCGGATGTGATCAGGGCCGCTCGGTCTGCCACGCGCTTGTCGATATCAGCATCTGAAAGCACCTTGGCCTCTGCTGCGTCCTTGGCTGCGTCTGCCTTGGCGATATCTGCGTCTTTTGCAGCAATCGCGGCGGCGTGTGCCGTTTCCATATCGGATACCGTTTTCGCAGTGTCCGCTTTGAATTTCTCGATTGTGGCCTTATCGGACGCAGTGACGTTTACCGCCGCATCGCCCAAAACCACAGATTGTAGATTGTCAGTCATTGTGACTTCCTTTTCGTCTGTGTGGATGGGCGTAGCGCCCCATTGATACGCACCGTCGCCAATGCGCAATTCCTTGCCGCCTCTCGCCTGTGAAACCACAGCAACGTGGTTCATGCGAAAGTCGGACATAATGGCGTCGTAAGGCTCGCCTGTAGGCGTCACCCCGTCTTTGAATTCGATGCTCGCATCGTATCCCATGGAAAGCTCTTTCGGGCCGTCACTCGACTTGATCAGCGCGATTGCAGTGGCATCACGAAAGATCAGCGGCACGGATACAAAGTCACCATCCCGCATCACGTCGCGGTCAATCTCACCAACGGCCAAGTCTTTCCAGTTGTCAGCAGAAACACCACCGTCGGGATGATTGATTGTAATGGGCTTGCGCGCGTAGCTTTCAATCGCATCGCGCGAAAACACAGCATCAGACGGGCGGTAAACGCGAATTATCTCGCGGTCAAAAAGCCCCATCTCACTGCCCAGATAATCCTGCACATTGCCGCCACGGGCAACGCGCGCCATGACAACCGCACCATCATCAGTTTGCTTGATCTGACCTGTCACGGGCATGGTGTCTGTGAATTTATGCGTGGTCATTCTGTCACCTCATCGCCATCAACATCAGGCGCAAACATTGCTTTGTATTCAGCCTCAAGACCCGGTGCGATGCCGCTCTCGGTCAAAGCGTTCACAAGCGACCCCGCAAGTACCTCTTCGGGTATCTCGCCAAGCTCGGATGCAATCTTGAAAGTCTCTGCAATCGTCTTGCCTGTTGCCGCTTTTTCTTTTGTGGTTGGTTGCCACAGTGAACGCCAATTGTAATGGATCTCGGAGGGTCTATCGCCCAACGCAGAACGAATTAGGCACTCATCAAGAATGGTCATCTCAGGTTGGTTTTCCAGCGTCTGAATAACCTTCACGCGGTCATAGTATCCGCGCGTATCCGCATCGCCTGTAGAATTTAGACCGCCGGGGGATGTGCCAAAAAGCAACGTCATGGGAATACCAGACGCTGCACTTGTCATTTGCATAAAGCGGTCAATAATATCGGGCAAAGTTGCAAAGCTGGCGCTCTTTTGCTCGTATGTGTCTTTTGCGTCGGTCATCAACATGCCGTTGATACCTTTGGTCTTGGCCAGCAACATGCCGCGCGCCAAAACCATCTTTTCGTACTCAGTGCCGCCTGTTCTTAGGCCCTCATTGAAACCGTCAATACCCATCACATCAATCTTGGCCTCAAAAACCAAGGACGCCACATTGGCAATGGTAGCATCAAGATTGCGAATATCTGTCAGGCAAGATGTGAGACTGCTATCGCCCCAACCAAGGTTTGCACCCGCATAGATATCATCGGGCAATTCCTCGCCCTTGAACGCAACAACGCGGCTTGGATGTATCTCCTCCCCGTTAATCGAGTAGCTTTTCGGCTTGCCGTATCCATCAAGTCTTGGGTCTGTTTGGATTGGACCCGCGCTAATTCTACTGCGGTCAATGACGGTCAGGTACTTAATGCCGCCCTTGCGAATTCGATCCGCGACAAGAGGCTTTTCTGCGTTTGTGTCACCAGTGCCGATATAGACAACGGACCCTCCGAAGAGGCGCGCCTTTGTTTTTGCCTGCACAAGTTTGCCTTGCAATCCAAGGCGCTGTTCTTCGGCTTCGATTGCGCTGATCTGTTCAGGCTCCGCTTGCCAGTCACGCCATTCGCGGAAACTGTCTTGAGCTGGCATATCAACAATCTTGCGGGCAATGGCGCTGCCCCGGTACATCATGGCAAGCTGCGCGTCATCAATCGCAGGGTCAACATATGTCGAATGACTGGCCTTGTCTCGATCCGTACCGAGATTGGCGACAATGTTTTTCAGGCCGTCAAGGAAAGGCATTTGCATTAGAGTGTACCCTCCCATGAGTTATCAGCGCCCTCACAAGGAAAGAACGCCATGTTAATCGCATCTGCCAAGTTAGGTGATCGCGCACCGTCTGGTTGCTTATCGACCATCGTTTTACCCGTGCCGCTTGTCTTGTGCTGCGGTTGGCTCAACTCATCCTCAATCTGCCTGATATTCGGCAAATCACTGGGCAAGCTGATCATCATATCGGCGTCATGGGGCTTGCCGTGTCGCGCTTTATGCGCATTCTCGAACCGCTTTCGCAGCGAAAACCACGCCTGAGCCTTTAGGTTCTGGTATTGATCTTTGTTGATCGGACTTTGCGGGTTGTCAGGTTCAATTCGTTTGTCGGGGTCCAGCACCGAGGCACCGCCCGCCCATGGGTGCAATTTCATGCCTTGTGGCTGATCTCCACGCCGCCCCATAGACGCCCATTCGCCCGTAACGCCCTCACCTACCCCGATACTGTCGTAATAGCCCTCAGAGACGCCCTGAGCGCCCATAGCGGCCACAGCCTTATTCGTGGTCAGTGATGTATCCAGTCCGTTCCACGCCTCAACGCTCAACAGGCCTATTCCCTTGCGAATGGCCAGCGCGTTTTCGTCGCCACCATCTTCACCGCCCGCAACATCGAGTGCCGCGTATTTCTTGCCCGTGATCTCAATTCCAAGTCGCTCGGACAGGCCTATCGCAGACTGTATCCAAGCCGCTGGAATAACGACCTTAGACCCCATGCTTTCGTATTCGCCCAGCCAAGTGTGCGCAAATCCGTCGGGGTCTGTGTCTTGATCGTTTTGCGCCTCTTTTAAAAGCGTGTTCGGCAAGAACGGGTTGTCCGTGTAATTCGCCTTAACGACTATGGCATCTGACCTTGGCCCCTTTGGGCCGCGCAAAAGTCGCTCAACAGGATCGCCACGCCTACGCGGGTTCCAGCTAAAGAATATCCGCGACCCTTCTTTGCGAATGGTAGGCCGCAACAAATCCATAGACCGCTGCGAAAGGCTCTGAGCCTCCTCCACCCAAGCAATGTCAAAACCTTCAAGGGACTTCACGCTGTCTGCTGTGTGATCTTGCATCCCTACAAAGATACAAAGACCTGACCCACCAATGCGCCTGATCTCGGTTTTCAGAACCTCAAACAGATGGCCAACGCCAAACTCGACAATCTTGGCCTCGATTAGCTTTTTCGCAGACAGGGCCAAGCTCTTTTGGATTTCACGAATGCAGACGATACTGCAATCGGGGTCTGCAATCATCTCCTCAACAACAAGCCCGGCTAATTCATGCGACTTGCCAGAACCGCGCCCGCCGTAAACGCCGATATACCTAACCAACTCGCCAGATGATGTTTCTGTCGCATGTATCGGCACCGCCCAGCGTGGGGTCGGTATGTCTAGCTCAATCATCGCTCTTGGCGTCAACAACACGGCGCGTCACAACTTGAGGCGTCATCGTGCCTTGTGGGCTTTCCACGTTAAGAGACTGCACCGCAGTACCAAGACCACGATCCTCGCTATCCTTCAACAGCTTCAACATAGCCGCTTCGATATGCTCAACGCTGGCACCGCTTTCAGTCGCCTCGACAACAGCGTCTAAAAGCCTGCCCCGAATGAGTGTGGCCTTTTCCGCGTTGGCGATCTCGGCTTTCCGCTGCTCGGATGTTGCGCCGATTGGGTTGCCGTTTGGTTGCCCAAAGCGTGTTTCAACAGGCGGCTTTTTGTATCCAACTTCGCTCATATTGAAAATTCCCATCCTAGGGATAGCCACTTACCCAAATTGACCGCGAATATCCGATTATCCCGCACGGCCTTGACGCTTGCGCGCATATGGGCGTTTGAGGCCTGTGGTCTGCCTTTGGAGGTTGCGGGGGTGTTAGTTGAGCGCGGCGATTTCCATTGTACCGAAACCGCTGTGCAGGCGGGCCGCGCTCATGAGGTGTGACCCCTAGACGCTGTGAGGCATAAAGCCCGCCGCGTTTAGCCTAGCGCATGTCACACCGCAGGAAAACGGCTTGATCGCGCGTTACAGTCGCGCCCCTGTCGCCGTTTGCAACCAACTTGCCAGAATGCGACATCACCCACATAACGGGGATGCAATGCGTGCTGGCCACACTATCGCCCTTACGGCGATGACTTGTAGAGCGTGGCTATCGTTGCAGGCTGATTAGGCCCGCTATTGTCGCCTCGGATTATTCGCCGCGATTTCTGCCCGATCAAAGGTGAACATCGCCGCATATCTCCGCGCTCTTGACGATGTGCCAGCATTTCGCTTATTCGGGCCAGTATCCGGTCAAAGGCCAAGCCCGACAAGGCACACCGACAAGAAAGCGGCTATTGAATTGCAAAAGCACCCGCGCTGCCTGCGTATCAAAACGCGCGCGGGTTACTTGAGGCAATCGGAGATATCCAGTGTCGCCTCAAGCCTAGGGCTATCACCCAACAGCCCTCACGTCAAGGGGGTCAAACTGTACGGGCACCTTGCCGCCCATCATCTGCACCATGCCCTCTACGACTGGCCACTTGTCGCCTGTCCGCTGCACGATCCTGTTAAACCATATATCCATATCCGCGAATGGCCCACTGGTCGCCCTTATGTGCTGCCCTTTGGTGTATTCTGCTATCGCGGCCTTGGAGTTGGCGTCAACGCGCTGAGCGGCGCTGTAATTGGCATCTACAAGCGTTTTGAACCTGTCCAGCCCGCCGCCGTCCACAACCTCGCGGCGCGGCACAACCTGAAACGTGGGGGCCAAGAACTTCACGTCCGTTGCCGTCATGAATTGCTCTGCGGTCATTTCGATAAACAGATAATTCGGCAGAAACGGGCTTTCGTGGGATTCAGCGTATCGGTTTTTGCCCGTGCGATAGAAGTCGACCTTGCGTCCGCACCATGCCTTAATGCCCAAGTCGCTCAGGGCGTTGATGACCCAAAACTGCTTGTAAGTCTGGGGATAGTGGTTGCGGATAACGCCCTTTGCATCTGCGCGGCGGTCTGGAATGGCAAATGTGTCCTTACACTTGCCGCCTTGGACGTAGCCTAGGTATGTGATTGCTTTGCTCATTTTCTGCCCCTTGCCTGTGCCTCGTTGTATTCTGTCATGCCCCCACCCTGTCGCGACACTTGAGCTTCCAAATCAAAATCCCGTCCGCAAACTCGCTCAGCAGTACGCCATGACGGTGCATTGCGTTTAGATGGTTGCGCACCGTACTCAACGCAGGGCTTTGCCGCTTTACGGGTGCCGCCTCCATAATCTCTGAAGTCGTCCGCCATCGCTTGTCCGCCATCACTTTTGCAATATCGACCTGCAACTGCGGTGGCAGGTCAGGCTTGGGCGGCTCGATAGGTTTCTTTGCGCTGATAATTGCGGCGCGCAACTTGTATTCCGCATATGCGCTTGCCCGAATTTTGTCTGCTGGCCTGTCCTTGTAGGTGACGTGGCCGTGGCGGGCGTTATGGTCTGCTATCTCTGTTCTGTGGGTGATGTTGGTCATTGGCTGGCCTCGTCACGGTCAAGCGTCAAAAAGTATTTCTCACCACCGAGATAGGACCAGCCTCGCTCTATGTCTAGAGTTCCAATTCGGCTTACACTCTCAATGCACAGAACGCAGGCAATTATGAAGCCCAATGCTAGACCGAAAAAGAAATTACTCATTCCCCTGCCCCTCCATAAATCTCAACGGCATCAATGAATTGTGGGACGCACCCCAAGGCTACGGCCTGTTGATCAAGCCACTTTAGCGCTTCCGGCCAACCGTCTTGTCCCATGACATGAGGAGCATGGTGTTGCGCCCACATATAGGCGTCGAGACGGTCTGCGAATTTGAGCCATTGGCTGTCAATTTCATTCAATCCATCAATATGAACATCCCACATTTCATAGATTTCAATGCTTTCAAGCTCTGCAAAAGCATCAAACAAAACAGGATATTTATCCTTGCTTGGTGCCTTCACATCACCAACCACGCTTTCTCCGTCGTCATGGATCAATGCGGCCCTGATAAGTTCAACTGACGGCTCAGGGTGCATCATCAGAATAATGCGCGCCACACGTCCTGCATGGCCGTCTATGCGGTCGCATGTATGCGCTAGGTCGGGATTGGTATGCCATCGGCGGACAAACCCTGCCAAAAATGCTTTACGAATACTCACTCCTCGCCTACCCCGTAGATATAATTCAAATCAGTTAGGCTTCTGCCCATATGCTCTGGCGCTATCTCTATGGC